CAATGGCCGACGGCAGATTGTTTTCGGCTTCTAAAAAATACACAGCCTCTCTTAACGAGAACGCCACATTATTTAAGGACCTTAAATCATGGCGCGGCAAACCATTCAGCGAAAAAGACTTGAACGGTTTTGAATTGCCCAAGGTGCTAGGTGTAACTGCCGAGCTAGAAATGGTCAAGCAAAACAAAGACTTAGACAAGGTTAGAATCGACAGCGTTTACAAACCTGACGGCGGCATGAAAAAAAAGGCCACCCAGAATGCCGTTGTGCAATTTGATATTGATATCTATGCCAAAGAATGGACCGGCGAAAGCTGTGCGGAATCGAAAGAGATGTGCGACATTGTTGAAGGCATGCCGCCATGGATGAAAGAAATGATAGATGACTCATTTGAAATTAAGGCTGCGCAAGCTAAGGCGCCAGCAGAAAAAAGCGTTTCAGGCGGGTTAGCAGATTTGGCCAAAGATGATGCACTAGCTGAAGACGACGAAGACATTCCGTTTTGAAGAAGGCGAAAAGTGACCCAGTTAACCGACCATCTCATTATCTGGGAGACTCCATTGAATGTATTGACGCCATGGTCGCTGTCTTTGGTCTTGAGCATACCCAAAAATATGCAGAGATAGCGGCCTTTAAGTATCTGTGGCGCATGAATAAAAAGAATAAAACCTCAGAGCAAGATAAGCGAAAAGCCATTTGGTATCTGAGGTTCAGTATAGGGGATGACCCCAGGAGGAACGGCGATGAAAGAAAATGATATTCCCGACGAAAAATGGCTAACAAAAACAAAGACTCAGACAAGGCTAGGAAATCTAAAGCCAATAGACTTGGGCAGAACAACAAGAAACGGAATAATGGAATTTAAAGAAGGAATATATAAAGACCTGGATTACCCCACCTATGACAGCATACCGGCATGGCGAAGCCATGACCTAACAGCTATAAGCAAGTGCCCCTACACTTGGAAATATGGCGAGCATGACAAAGAATCGCCAGCCTTACTAGAGGGTCGGGTGCAACATAAGGTATTTTTGGAGCACCACAATTTTGATAAAGAATTTGTGATACAGCCCAACGTGGACCGCAGGACCAAGGCCGGCAAAGAAGAGTATGAAGATTTCTTAACTGGCGTTGGCTCTCGACAGCCGATTAAGCAGGATCTATATGACAACTGCATGGCCAGGCGCGAGGTACTATCAGAGTACATACCAAAAGAATCTGACCAGGTAGAGCTGACAATATGTTTCACGTGGAACAATCAGCCGTGTAAGGGCAAACTTGATTGGCACACCGGCACAGATATATGGGATCTGAAAACCTGTAGAGATGCCTCCCCGCGTGGATTTAAAAATGCAATTAACGCATTCAAGTACCACCAGCAAGCAGCATTTTATATCGCCGGTTGTAGGGCTGTAGGGCTGCCTACGGAGAAGTTTTACTTCTTGGCTCAAGAGAAGCCCCACCCATACCCCTATGCTATCTATACGCTGTCTGACGAAGCCATATCTTACGCTGACGCGAAGAACGAGCAAGCCATGGCCCTTGGCATGTCCTGTAGAGAAAAAGACCTGTACATACCCTATAATCAGCCTGGCGTAAGGGAATTTGACCTGGGTGACTTATACTGAAGAAGAAGAGCGAGAGCTGGCTGAGCAAAAGAAATACCATGCAGCCAGGCACGCCTGGACCAGACGCCATCAGCGGACACCCAGGGGCGTTAGATGGGACGTTTGGTTTGAAAAGATGTTTGGTGAGAACCTGTATAAATACGCAGAAAGGAAGGCCAAAGAAAAAGGGAGCTAGGCTCCCTTTCTTTTATTCACACTCCGGTGATATGTCTTTGTAGTCAGGCCAGTGACCGGCGCAAACCATCTCGGTGTAATGTTGTTCTTCTAGCCGCGCATCCTCAATACTCATATTGCCAATGATGCCCATAAGGCTTAAAAACAATGCTACCCCAGCAATTACTATCAGCCTTTCTTCTGTTTTGCTCATCACGCCGCCTCCTTGTGGTGAAATCACCCGTTATTGATTTTTTGCCTGAAATCAGATAAAAGTTCTTTTGGGAGGCCCATAGCTAACAATTCCTTGTCACTGGGGGTATCTTCTATACCTAAGATATCTGCAATTTTATCTAATGTTTCTTTGCCGCTAGCAGATAGCCTGTCATAGTCAAAATACAAATCAGATACAAGCGTCTTGACCTCAGTTAAGTTATTTGTGCTCATTGCGTTCTCCCTCATTTACCCATAGTTGTTTACTCATATCCTCGCTTTTAGTTGGTTTAGTTAATCAATTTTCTTTATAGCATTTAAAAAAAACTGTTCCACCTGGATCGCTGTAGGTATTCCATTTGCCTTTTTTTGCTCTCCATAATTCGTCCATAAAATCCTCGTCAAGATTCCATTCCTCGGCTAGTTCTATTTCTTTAAAATAGACAAGCCTTTGAGTGTTGAAATTTCTTATAACGTAATCATTCGCCACTTCATCCATGATGCTGTAGCCATTGAAAGATTCCACCCAATCTTCTTCCGGCGGCGTATCTGAATATCCCGCACCATGAATAACTAGGAACACCTTGTTGTTTTTGGCTAGTTCATACTCTGATTGCGATGGATCGTAGTCATATATTTTTTCTACTTTCATTGCGTTCTCCTCATTTACCCATAGTTGTTTACTCATAATTTTTTACCTCATTTTCAAAATAATCAGCCATATTCTGCCAATCACGAGTTTCGCCCTTATCAAACCGTCCTAGTTCAAAATTACGGTGTCCTTTGTCACCCCTTTTCTTCTCGAAAGCTGAATAAGAGCGGAGTCCTTCACACCATGAGATATGTAAAAACCACCCTGACTCTGACAGCCAATCCTCAAGATCAACTTTGGTTTTAACTGGAACCATGTTGTTGATGTGTGTTCCGGTTGGTCTACGTTGATTTAAGCTCATTATCTTCTCCCGTTTCTCCGGTTTAATTAACTTACAGCCTTATTATACACATTACCGTGTCGTTGTATACACATTTGTGCATATTTATGCAATTAAACGGGTATTAAATTAGTCTATGTCTTCGTATAAATGAACGACACGATCTTTGTCGTACAGCCAAAAGACTAAAAGGTATCTATCACCGCCCTCTACGGGTAGCCCGCGGTGTAGACCGGTGAACGACGGGAACATAAGGGCATGGCCATTGGGCAATGGCTTCAGGGTCCCGTAATTGTGAAACTCCGTACCGCCACCCTCATAGGAACCGGTGTTAAGTGGTACCACCACTGAGATGTCAGCCGATTCATCGTGATGCCAGGCGCCTTGTTTCTTGTCTACAATGTTGTAGTTAGCAATCTGTATCGTGGCCGGATCAACGCAATCTCTTTGCCAGAGCGATATGATAATTGGATTTATGACTGTGCGCACAACAAACCACATATTACGATACAGTTCTGGGCATTCAGTCTTTAAGACAATCTCAGGGATCTGGCGCAGCTCGTCTTCACCCTCATTGGGTGCAAATTGCATTGCTTTACGCATCAGCCCTATCTCTTCAACCATCATCTTGCACCATTGGCGTCGAAACAAAGGGAACGTATAAATCTCTGGGAACACCTTTTTGCACATTTTCTTGGCCGGCGTTTTACCCAGCTTTGAAACGCCCTTATTTGCCATGTACTTGGTTATAATGGGCAGTGTATCTTGGACTGCTTTATAGGTGGATTGGTGTACCATCCAGTGCGACCGCATGGATAACATATAGTTTTTCAATTCGTACATATTTGCATATTATTGCATAACTCTATAGAATGTTCTACATAGCAACCTTTAAAGAAGACCATGAACGATATAACAGAAGAGATAAATACTAAGATCAGGAAGTCTCTTGCGCTAGATGTTCACACCTACAATATGTTGCAAGCGATTTGCGATAAGGAACGCAGATCTAAAATAGACCAACTGAAGGTGTTGATCGAGCGCGAGCACAAGGCACTGGCGATAAACGAAACCAACCAGGCTTCGTAAATGATCAGCCTATTTGGTAAAAAGGCAAAAGCCTTGCCTCAATCCTATCAACCTGTCCTGGAAGCAAAGGAGGTTATTGCGCTATTTAGCCGATTAACCTTGCACCACCAGGCTGCTTTGTTGCGCCTTATCTCTCGCAATTTGGTAATCAATATAGATGGCGAAAGCCACATGGGCTACGACTTTGATTATGATGTTGACGGCGCCATCGTGCGGGCACAAATATCTGAAGAAGAAGATAACGAGCCGCCAGAGCCCCAAGAAGACTAACCCCTTTTCTTTCTGCCCGTGCTGGTACGCGCAAAAGACCTATTCCTAGATTGGTGCATTACCCTGAGATTCTTTGCGCTGTTGTTGAAAGGGTTTCCGTCAAGATGATGCACGTCC